AAAATTATCTTCTTCGTATGGGTTGGTAGTTACATTTTGTGTTGCTGAAGCTATTTCATAATCAATAACTTCGCCATCTAAGTTTGAATAATCTCTCATTTTATTTTGTTTTTAAAGTTTTATATAATACATATCCACTAACTATTAATAACACAGTTATTGTCATTGCTAAGACCAGTCCACCTTTTTTTTTTAAGCCAAATAATGTATAGCTATATTTTTTTAAATCTTCTAATCTATTAAGCCACCCTTTTTCATTTGCAGGTTGATTAAGACTAAGTAAAAATTCCTTTTTTTGCTCGATTAATTCATCAAATATTTTCTTTTCACCTTCTTTTTCAACTAATGAATTTAATTTTTCAGGAAGTAATTTATAATCTGTTTGATTCCATTCAATCCCTTTTGATTTAAGATACCTTTGCATTCTCGGTGTCCAACCAAGCCAACTTCCCCACATCCAAGAAAAAATTATGTTAGCAACCGCTTGACTTTTTATATCATCTGTATAAACTTTATCCCAATAGCGTTGTTTGGCTATTTTTAACCAAATATCTTCAGGCATATTAAGAAAATTCTCAGATGTATCTTTATATCCTAATCTATCAGCATTTGACTTGAAGGCTTCATAAGTAACACCTTTATTTGTATGCCATCCTGTCTTTCCCTGATAAGTGTAAGGAGATGGAAATGCAGAGGCTTTATCTGAAGTTGCTCTTGATAATCCACCTTCCCATTTGTATGTAAAAGGAATAATATATTTAATGTCTGCCATAAATTATTTACTGCACATTTATATTTGCACTATTTACCCAACCTACTTTTGGATTTGCTATGTAATTTGAATTTTGCATACTTGGTGCATTTTTATCAGATAATCCAATTGATATTTCTAATTCATACCATACCATTCCTTCGTTTTCTCTTATACCTTTAATCTTTCCTAATTTATTACCTGAACTTACTGTTCCTATGGCATAAAGAAGATTCATTCCCAAAAAATCTTTTTTTGAACTTGGCGTACTATAAACGTATGTATTTTTATTAGCAATAGCATTTTTACCAATTACATTAGATGAAGTTTGATTGGTTGTACTCCCCGATAAACCTTGAACTGCTTTATATTGAGTTCCATATTTACTCCAAGCATTAGCAGAACTACTTCCCCATTTACCATCTGCTCCATCAGTACCAAGAATTGCAGAATCTTTCGCAAAATCAATTACCCATTGTTGAAATTTCTTCAATGAAGCACTATCAGGAAATGGATTACCACTTGCAGAAGCAGAATATCCACCACCACTTGGTTTATTAGATTGACTGTCTAACAAGGCTTGTTCTTCAGCCTTTTTTATTTCTTCTTCTTCTTTTTTCTTTTTACGTTTTTTCCAAAGTAAAAAACCAACTGCTCCACCAATAATTACTAATGATGTTACAATTAATGCAATTTTTTTAGTGTTTTTTGCCATAAGTTATGATTCTACGGTTTCCTTAGTAGGTACGCTTTTTTTAGCTTTCATATCACTTTGAATAGAAGCACCAGCAATAGCACCAACAACAGTTAAACCAATTAATAAATATTTATTATTTATGGATGAGAATTTTTTAAACATCCAATAAGTAAGAATAGCCCCACCGATTGAACCGACAGGGTTATTCGTAATTTTTTTTATTGTACCAGTCATAAATAATTATGCTTTAGGTTCAACTTTTGGTGCATTATTCATTGCATAGTTAAAAGCGGATACACCAACAAGAATAGACACTAATGGCATAATAGCACCTTTTAAAGATGTTACTTTTGTAAGGCTTATAGCCGAACTAACAACAAGTACACTTGCTCCACCGATTGTTGCGAATTTCATCGCTTTTTTTACATTTTCGTTTTTCATTTTGATTTTTATTTAGGGGTTATTATTTACAATTTATATTACAAAAATAGTTACTTCCATTTCTTTCAATTTTTTGATAACATCTAAAACTGATGAGCCTTCTAAAACTTTTCCATCTTCAAAAAATAATCTTTTGCCATCCATATCATATTTACCTCTTCCATTAGTTGAAGGTTGTTCAGTTTTACCATCCTTAACTATCATTATTTTAAATCGCTTGTCTTTATACATTCTTAACCAGTATGTGATATTTGAAAAGTAACCAAACTTTTTTCCTGTTTCAATTAAAATATCTGTATAATCTTTTCCTTTTTCAAATACAAGACCTCCTTTTAAAGATTCTCCTTCTAAATCACCACTTCCTTTTTTACTTCTAAGTGTAACTTTTTTACCTCTGAAATAAAAAATAGTAATGATAATTAAAGTAGCACCTATTATAATAGGAACTTTGTTGTCTTTTACAAATTTTTTAATATCCATTTTTATTCGTATTTAATTTTATTTACAGAATAATTAATTGCAGAAATACCAACAAGAAGCGTAATTACAGCCATAGTTGTTGCCATTCCTGTGTTTTTCTTATAACCTGCAATTTGTTGAATTGAATTCAAAACAACTAATGTTGCTCCTCCGATTGTTGCTACTGCTATTGTTTTTCTCATAATATATTTTTTAAAATCTATAATCTATTCCTTGATACTTTAAATGTTTGTTTGCAACATCTCTTGGTAATTCCATTGTTGCATAAATACCTGTTGTCAATCCTCCTCCACCTTCAGGGCTTTCATATTCCTTTACAATCCAATCTCTTAAAGAACTATTTTCTTTAGCATCCCATTTTTGAGTTACTAAAAATAAATCTGCTTTATTTTTAATTCTATAAAAATATTTTTTAAAATTAGGTATGTGTGTATCTTCTCTTGTAGCTGGATTATAGCCATTCATAGAATGATATAAACCTTCGACAATTGATGTCGCTTCTGTTGGGCTTAATGTTGGCTTGATACCCGATTCAATTAATTTTTGCAATTCACCACCAACTTCTTTTTCTTCTTTATTAGCACCTGATGATTTTTTAATTTTTCTATAAAGAAAAAAACCACCTACCAATACACCAAGTACAATAATACCTTTTACTGGTGTCGGTAATCCTTTCCAAAATCCTACTGTTTGTTCTTTAATTGCCATAATTTTTTAAGTTAAATATGCTTTTAATGTGTCTAAAGGTAATACATAGCCACCTGTTTCATCTTCTTCTGATGGGTCATGTGTTATTAGATGTCTTGCTAAATCAGAATTTAATCCAATATAATTTGCATCATTTCCATAATAGTCATCCCAATAAATTCCATCAAATACTTTTGTTCTATTAAGTGCAGTTATAAAAACTTGATTACTTATTATTGGAATTGTATATACCCATGTTGCACCATCCCATTCAGCAATATTATTTGCATTACCTACCCAAGCACCTGTAGGAGCAGTATCAATTAAATATCTATCACCTAATATTGCTACTGGAGGAGTATTTAGTTGATTGATTACAGGGAATAATGTAACACCTATTGCCCTACCAACAATTGTACTTTGAACACCTATAGAATCTTTAATATCTCTATAATCTGAAATTCTTTGCGTTTGAATTGATTGTGCTGTCAAATATCTTAATGCCGATTGACCTATTTGCTGATTACTAAATCCTTCTTCTATATTTTTTAATGTTATTGCTCTCATTACACCACCAGTTGTTATCTGCAATAAAAATACACCTGTATAATATGCTAAATAAGATGCACTAACAGGTGGGTCTGCATTTCTTCTTTGACCACCTATCACCCAATTAGTTGTGTAATTAGCATCAGGATAATGTGAAGCATCTTGTAATACAGGGCTTCCTTGATTAAAAGTTATTAATCCTGCTGAATTTAAAGTTACGCCTCCTCCTGCACCAGTATATGGTGCAATACCAACTTCGCCTTCATAAGAAGCCGAACCGCTGTAAGGAATAACTGCTCCTGCTTTAAAAAGTGGTACAATTAATGAACGTCTAAATATTAATTGTTTGTCAATTACTCTGTACTGAGGGCGAATAGAAGCATCTACCCATAAAAATCCATTCAAATCAAGCCAACCAGTATCTAATGGAGTAGGTGTAGTGTTATAACTATAAGAAGCTAAATATGTTTTATTATCTACAATTCTTATAATTACACTACCACTATCTTGGTTTATTGTTATTGATGAAGCACCATTTATTGTTTGCCCAAAACCAGCATTTATAACAATATTGTTTGCACTTGAATTTCCATCATAATCTACTACATATAATTTATAAGTAGTGTTCCAAAAATTATCAGGAATACTTAAAAGATTAATTGTAACAACACCAATATTTGTTAAGCATTCCAAAATAACATCATTATTAAAAATGATAGGCGTTCCCGATACTTGTCGGATATTATTTGGATATTTCGTTTCTTGTAATGCCATTTTTTACAATAATATTTTACTGTTTCTTGCTTCTTCCAATAATACTCTTTTCAATGATATTTGCTTATAAAAGAAAGCCATTGTTACTGTCATTCCTGCTAATACTTTATACTTAAAAACATCCATTCCATCAGGAATAAATGGTCTATTCAAAGCATCCATTACATTGAAATAAACAATATCATTTGCTACCTGCATATTATCTACCTTCAAGTCAAGATTAATAGGGCTTATTTTTGCAACTCCTGTGATTTGCTTATTTGTAGCAATTAAAGGTTGTGATTTTTGTTGCGTTAATAAAGCACCAGCAAAAACGAATTTTGCATTTACTATTAATGTTGGATTAGCCAATAAATTAAATAAGACATCTGAATAACTTACAAAACCACCAGCAACTTCAATTTTATCATTTAAGTTTAATGATGTGGCATATAAATAATCAAGTGGTGCAGAAGGATTGAATATTTCAGTATCAAAATCTAAAAGTGAGTTATTATTAAAAGTTAAAATAAGTTCAGTTAATTTTTCACCTTTGTAATAACCTATATTTTTTATTGCAATATCTTTTGGCGATTGACTAAGTATAAATTTACTTACACCTTCTACAATTACTTTTTGATTATCAGGAACAATTACTTTAGATAGTTTTTTTTCACCACCAGTTATTGTTGCTCTTTTATTTACTGCAAAATCTTTGCTTAATGGTTTTTTCTTTTTTCTTTGAGATTTTCTATCAATTTTTTTATTTGCTGAAGAAAATGCTTTTTTAAATTCTTTACCCTTAAATTCAGAAAAATCAATATCTTCCAATGATTCGTCAAAATCATTAGTTGAATCATCAAAAGGAACATCTATAGCATCAATGCCAAACATCCTTTCTTCTAATTCTTCATATTTTTCTTTTTCGTTTATCATTAATAAAATTTATTAATTGCGTTCAGCAAATTCTTGGTTTTCAAATTTATTAATATAATCCATAATTTTTCGCATCCTGTCAATATTTCCTTTAGTTTGTGCTTTAAGAAATACTTGACCAAATACACAAATAGCATCAATCTTTGAAAATCCTAATCCTAAGTAAATATACAAAGCATTTATATCTGCTCCTATTTCGTGAGAAATTTTTAAACCTATTTTTGGATTTTTATAGACATGAGAATATTCGTGTAAAAGAATCATCATTCGCATAGGTATTGTGTACCTATCAAATTTCAATTTAGAAACTTCGATATTTCCTGTTGAATGACCTATTCTTGCTGGTGTATTTAATGGTTTACCAGTTTGATAATCATATATGTAGTTGAAATACTTGATTGTAAATTCCTTTTCAGGAGTAGTGTAAATCCTGCCAATATCAGTAGCATCTGAATAGCCACAAACTTGTGAAAAGTTTAAAGCCATATTTACAAACCTTTTTGTTTGAGCATCCATCCAAATATTATAGGTAGGTAAAGTATTCTCCAATAAGCTAACATCAAAATTACTGTCTTTTGGATTATTACAATCTACAATGCCTATAAATATTTGTTTAGGAGAAATAACAAAATTTATATGAATAGTTCTACTACCATTAATTGTTATTTCCCTATCGGAATATTTACTATTCTTTTTTTCATACTCTTCAGCCCAAACACGAAATTTCCTTTCACCCTTACATTTTATAGTAACGTAAAGGCAAAAACTTCTGTTTTCACTATCGTATATTTTTCCGTACATTAATTATTTTTTTCTTGTAGCGAAATAAATAATAGCACCAATAACTGCAACACCACCAATAGCTAATCCTATTTTCATTCCTGTACTCATTCCTGTATCTTCTTTTTCTTTTTCTGTAGTAAGATTACCAGTAGGTTGTACTAATGGGTTGTAAGTACCAGTAGTATTTTGGGTTTGTCTTCCTTTTCCAAATAATCCTAATAAAGTATCAACCATTCCTGATTCTTGTGCTTTTGTCCAACCACCAGTAATTTTATCCCATGTTAATCCTTGTTTTTCTTTGGCTAACTTTTCGGATTGACTTGGTTCAGTTGTTCCATTTGTATTGGAAAAATCGGCTGATGCCATATCATAATTACTACTTACATTAGTAAGTATTGGAGCATTAGTTATTACTTTCATAAATAATTTAATTTTTAAAAAAGGTAACTACTAATTAATTTAATAATTACCTTTTAATGTTTATATAATAAAAAGATTAAGCTAAAGCAATCCAATCAGCAGAGCCAACAGCACTAATGATTACTGATTCATTATCATTTGAAATAACATAAGTAGCACCAGCATCAATTCTTTCTAATAAATTAGGAGTAACTGTAATGTTATTTGTACCTGCATTTCCTGAATCAAGAATGCAGATTTCAAGTGAAGATAAAGCATCACCTAATGAAGCAATATCAGGTAAAGCAATTGCAATAGCACCAAGAGTAGTATTAACATCAAGGGTTACTCTGTTTCCTACTAATTGGCTTCTCCAACTTCCGTTGGTTTTCATGTTAAAGTTTGTTGTAATTGTCATTTTTTTTAGTTTTTAAGGGTTAATTATTCTTGTTTTTTTTCTATTTGTTTTTGTGGTTTATTTAATTTAAAACGGTGAATAAGATAAACGGATAATAAAGCACCAGCTATTGCACCATAAATCTTATTTTTCTTTTCAGGCATTGCAATCCATCCTTGCTTTTCAGCTAAATATATTGCTCCTGCCCCAAGTATTGCACCAATAACAACACCATCAATATATTGTATTTTTGGTGGATTTTCAATAATGCTTTTTTTAGTAGTTTCTGCTTTAGAATCATCACCATTTGCATTGCTTGTAATTTCTTTCGATACTATTTCTTTAACTGATTCTAAAGGTAAAACTAAAGAACCTTCTACAAGCACAAATGCAGGTTGATTATTTGCGTGTTTTAATTCTCCATTTACAATTTCACCCTTTCTGAACCTTTTCATCTTTATAGAATTAGGATTCTTAGGATGTCCAGTATATGAAACATAAGGAGAATTACAATCTTGAGTAACTATATAACTTTTTATTGCCATTTGTTATTGATTTTGTTGTCGTTTATCTGCAAATTTTCCTTTTAACGCAGTTTTTGTTTTTCCTCTTAATTCTGTCTTCGTTTTTTCCATAGCCTTTGCTATATTTGGTCGATTCACAATTGCAGTTTTGTTATTTAATTCTTGGTTTTTTTTCTTGGACTTTCTATATTGAGAATAAATAATTGCTCCAATACCAATAATTGCAACAATGCCTAATATTTTTTTTAAGTTCATATTATTTTCCTTTTTTAATTTTGTAAATAACTAATCCTAAAACACCCAATAAAGCAATTGCTCCACCTATAACCAGTAAAGTTCTTGTTGTTTTTGCCTTTTGTTCTTGTCTTTTTCTTGTAGCTTCCATTACTGCTTGTTGTCCAGCTAAAACAGATTGAACCAATGCTTGTTTTGTATCTTCTTTTTTTGTTGCTAAATCTAAAGCACCATATTTTTTCTTTTGCTGACCTTCAGATATTTTACCACCTAATTTAGCAACTTCGCCAACTGCTCCTGCAATAGCACCAACTGAATTAGAATAATCATCAGAATAATAAGAATTTAAAGAACGAAATGTATCTTTAATATTTTCATCATCCAAATAATCATCTCCATCAGCACTAAATTTTTGATTATGTACATTAACCAGTATTGATGTTCCAAGCATCAATTTTTTGTTCTTATTAATATTATCGACATACAAATCAATTAAACGAATATCATTCATATCCGAAGTAGCAGGAATTTCTGATTCATTTAATAAATCAACAAATTCATTTTTATTTTGAACTAAAATTCTTCCAAGTTCATACATTAACTTTTTGTTGGCTGATTTTAAATCTCCATTTTCCAATGAATGATTAAAATTGCTATAAAAATCATCTAATATCATAATCTTAAATTAATTTATATTTTCTGATTGCCCAAATACCTACCAACCCAACACCGACACCAATAGCAATACCCTTCCAATTGATTTCTGTTGTTTTACTACCATCGACACCAAGTTTAATTTCTCTTACTGGTGGTGCATCAAAATCATTAGCATCATCTAAACCTCTTATTCCAGTAAAATTAGAAGAATTTTCTGAGGCTGGTATAACAATTCTTCGATTACCAAATTCAGGGTTTAATCTTGCTTGAACAGAAGTTGCTTTTTGCTTTGATTGTATAGGTCTGTTACTTTTAATAGCCATTCTTTTGCCATAAGCATTTTTCTTAGCTTTCATTACTTTTTTAAACCTACCTTTTTTAAAATTTTCACTTGGTTTTTTACCATCAGCATTTAAAAATTCTCCTTCAAAATTCATATATCGTGAAAGTTCTAATTCCAAATCATTAATTCTATCAGTTGTAGAATTAATCTGTTCTTGTAAAGAATCAGCATCATTATAATTATTTACACCAAATGCTTTTGCTTTTGCAACTCTTAATCGGCTAAGTAATTCTTTATTCCATTCAATTTTTGTTGCTTTATCTTGAATTTTAGTCGGTACTTTAATATCACTTGCATCAGCTAATTCAGAAAATCTATCTTCAGCACCCATTACTCCATCAAAAGCATATTCTTCATCACTTTCTTCTTCATCATATTCTTCTTCTTGAGATGAATCGCCTTCTTCTTGATAACTTCCACCACCTTCACTTTGATATTCTCCTTCACCTTCACCTTGATAATCTCCTTCTTCTTGATAACCTCCGCCTTGCTCTTGAGAACTTCCGCCACCTTCTTCTTGATAACTTCCGCCACCACCAGTTTCATATTCACCTTCTCCTTCACCAATTCCTTCATTTTCTGATTCTCTTGGTTCATCATTTTCATACTGGTCTTGTTGTTGCGTTGTAGTTTCTTCTTGCAATTCATCTTCTAAAGGTTCATCTTCACGCCCCATAGCTTCTTTTTCTGCTTTTTTACTTGCTCTAAAATCTTTTCTTCCATATCTACGTTCTAATGCCTCATCTTTCAATTCCCCACGCATTCCTCTTCGTTCACCTCTTGCAGAAATTTTATCGGCTCTTCTTCCTTGTCTTAATTCTGAACGAGTAGATTTTACTTCATCTCTTGCAGAAACTCTTGCAACCCTTCTTTCTTTTCGCTTTTCAATTTTATCGGCTTTCTTTTCGCTTTTCTTTTCTCTTCTATCTGCTTTTCTATCGGCTCTACGTTGTCGACCTCTTCCTCTTGCTTCGGAAAATTCACCAAATGCTTCTTCAAAAGTAGCTACACCTGTTACTGAACTATTATTTCCAAGTTTTATTATTCTTGCGTTTTCCATAACTATTTAGATAAATGTTTGTATTTGTAAAAAAACAAAATAGAATATGCAATAGCTATTCCACCGTAAGCAATTAAGATAAATTTATCTTCTTGTGATATATTTTTCATAATTATTTTATTAATTATTTACTTTCTGTAAAAGTAGCTTTTCTGTTTCTATCAACTAAATAAGCTACGCCATATCCAGTTAATGCACCAACACCAATAAACATAGCCATTTTACCTTTTGCATGACCTTTTTTCTTGGCATACATATATCCACCGATAGCACCAACTAATAATCCAGCAATTTTCAATTTGCTAAATGTATCACTTGGTACGAAATTTACTCTTGTAGGGCTAACTTGTGAATCAGCACCTAATGTTACTTCTGTTGCTTCCATATTTGGTTTAATTTTATTTAAAAAAATGAATTGTTTTTTATTAGTTAAAAATAATCTATAAACAAATGGTTTTCCTCTTCGTAAACCACTAATATTTTTTATTTCGCCTTCAACTTCTGTTCCTTTAGGAATTAAAACTCCTGTTTCTGTAAAATTCCTATGGTCTTTATTAGGAATTAATGTAGTAGCATCTTCTATAATTGTTGCTCTCATTTATTTTGTGTTTTTGGATAAAAAGTAAAATGTTAATCCAATAACTGAAATTACTCCAATTAATCCTATATAATCTTTTGTATTATTAGAATTATTTGTAGTGTTGGAATTATCACCATCAAAATTATTCATCATATTGTATGGCGTTTGTAAACAACAACGACATCTACAACGATAAGGATAATTTGGATTTTCACCATCCACAGATGATTTATCTTCCGTACTTTTAATATTTGTAGTCTTAATTTCTTCTTTAATTTCTACCTTTGGAGGTAAAAGTTTTGTTATCCAATTTTTATGTGGATGTAATTCAGCTAATTCTTTTTCTAATTGTACTTTATCAGGTGCTTCAAAATAAAGTTCTGCTAACTTTACTTCTAATTCAGAATAACTTTTAGGGTCAGGTTTCCCATATTTTTTCAATAGTTTACGAGCATCACTTGTTGATTCATTAGCCAACAAAGTCATTAAAGTTATATCTTTTTTTATACTTGTATTTTTGCTCATATATTATTTTAAGAAAAAGGGTAAGGCGTTTTTTCCTTACCCTTTTCATATTTATAACCAAAAAAATTACCCTTTAGTAATTCCTCTTACGTCTTGCGTAGTTTGGATAATTACTGGAGCAACATTCTTTCCACTCAAACGAGGTGCTTTTGCACGATTCATCAATGTACCACCGTTCAATTCAGCCTTACCTGAAATAACCGATACAGGGAACATAGAGATAACGATTGTAGCTGACGCTTTAAGTGTAAATTCGATTGATGTATTACCGTCAATAGTAACAGGACGAGTAACATCAATGATGTCTGCTTGTTGCTGATAAGCATCACGCATGATAGAAAGGTTAAGCGGAGTAATGTACTGCTTACCGTTAGCATCAACGTGGATGATTTGTAACGTCTGTTGCAACTGAGAAGAAGTTGCAGACTGAAAACGCCATTTACCGATTTTGAAGAACTTATTGTTCGACTGAGCAATCAAACGAGAATAAGTACCACCTTGTAAGTTGACGATAGTAATACCTGCTGGGTTACCAAAAGTAGCCGAGTTAAAATTATCGTTGTATCCAAATACAACAGCAGTTAAATCACCAAGAGTTGTATTCTCATAAGAGATTACATAAGGGTCAGATACGGGCATTGAAGCACGTCCACCACTTGCATACGACATAGCATCGTCACCATCAAAATAATCCATAGATTCGTCATCGAAGTAAGACATATCTCCTTCGTATCCTGACATTTCTTCTGTACCATTGATGTAACCATGCAATTCTTTTTCAATTGAATTCATTTTGTTTAGATTAAAAGTTTAACAATTAGTTTATTTAAAATTTTTGATTATGTACGGTTTGACACCATTTTTTTAAATTATTCCTAACAATAACACACCATCTATAAAAGATGTAGTCTTGGTTTGATTATTTAAACAGAGGCAAAATCACCCCCTTTTACGATATATTGCTTTGAAACAAAAAAAAAGCCCAGTTATTAGGCTTTCTTAGTAAGTTTTGGAGCAACATAAAGTTGGTGAACCGCTAAACCAACCATAACAGCTAAAAGCGTAATCACGAATTTTTTTCCATTTTCTTTATTAAGCATATCAATATTTATTTAATTATTAATGAATAGCAACAAAATTAATTGAAATACTAAACTTAGCTTATTAAATGAATGATACGTTTTTACAAATACAATATAATTGATTGTGGTTTAACTTTATAGGTGTTTCATATTTAATTACAATTGTCTTGTAATTTGTTTTTATCGTTGATTTGTGAATCAATAATAAAACTATAAAATTCTGTAAGCAAGTATTTTAATTCAGGTTGTCTTAAATAATCTTCTTTATAAATAATTAATGCAGTATGATTAAGATTAATTCCTTGTTCTTTTAAAAATTCTTCTATTAATTTTTCTTTCATTTAAAATAATTTAATCTATTAAATCGTCTGCATAAGCACCTTCGTTATCTTCATTCAGGAATAATCCTTCTCCCTCTTCTTTCGGCTTTAATATTTCTTTTCTGCCATCTTTCCAATGTTTAATAATGTTTCCATTTTCATCTCTATATACCAAAGGCAATCCAACATCCCAAGTATTCATTAGTATGAATTTATCTTCGTATGGTTTTCCTTCTTGCATTTTAATTAATGTTTAGAATAATAGTTTTACTATTACTATCAAATTCTTTTATCATCTCTTCAATTTGCATTTCTTTACCTTCAAAATTTTTTAATATAAACGTATCTTTAATTAATGAAAATTTTATTTCTAATTTTAGTAAGTGATTACAAACATCAATATTATCTGCATCAATGTTTTTAATGTATAATCTTTTTTTTGCCATTTTTATTTAATTTTAATCCAACTAATTGTGATGATTTAATAATCTTTTCAAGATTTTTTATGGTTATTATAACATTCTGATACCAATCTTTTTTTACTTTATAATCTACTGGTGTAAAAATAGTATATTTTGAAAATGCGTTTTCAAATAACCATTGCTTCTTTTCTTCTTCTGTTTTTTCTCCTTTATCAATATACCATAAAATTCTTGCTTTATTTCCATTTCTCTTTAATGACATTTGATGCTGAATTTCCTTATTCATAGCATCTATCTTTGGCTTATCCTCCTCAATACCATAAACCAATATTTCAAGCAAAACCATTGGTACATTGCTTTCGTTTACTCTTACTGTGCCATCCGTAATAGCTTCTTGGAGTGTTTTAGATTTTACTTCACTTGTTTTTAAAATTTCCATCTTTATAAAAATTATTTGTTTTTAACATATTGTTTAGATTATTCTTAAAATCATTTAAACTTTCTTGACTTATCAATTCTTTTTTTGAATCATGCTTAAATCCTAATACTTTATAAGCAGTTAAATTTTGAAGGTAATAATTTTGGTTTGTTGTTGATAGACTTCTATAAAGATAATCATCTATTATCAAATTATCATTTAAGCCTTCATCAAAATATCCGATTTTTTTAACCAATTCATTGTTAAAATAAATAATTGATTTATCATTTATAATCATTGATTCTGCATCCCAAAGCATCTTTAACGAATCATCTTTACATAAATATGGTCTTAATTTTTTTCCATTATTATCGCATTTTATCATTGCTATACCTGAATCCATAATGTTTGTATAATTATACTTCAAATCTAATATATAGTCGATTGGTACTAATGTATTTGTGTTTATTATGCAGAAATAACCATCAACTGATTCTCTTAAAAAAGAATTATAAATTTCAGCATTATTTAATTTTTTTATAAACTGTTTAAACACAATATTAGCGTTAATTTTTTTCTCTTTAATTTTGTCAATTAAATTATTTAAGTATTCATTAACAGAATCATCCAAATATTCATTTGAATAAATATACAATTGGTAATTCATTCCTACTGGAGTATTCAACAATATTGTTTCCAAAACATATTGTATTTTGAATAAATTATTTTCAATTATTACACAAATATTTGTATCAACTGATTGGCTCATGTTTTAGTTCTTCTAATTCGTTAAAATATACATTAAATGAATCATTTATTAAATTTCTTTTCTCTTTTATTATTTCGGTCAATTTATTTATTTCTATCTTAGTCTTAATTTCTGTTATTTTGTTTTCATTAATTTCGTATTCCGATTTAATGATTTTATCATTGTTCATTAATTTCAATCGTAAATAAAGAGAATCTAATAACAGGCAAAGATTAGAGTATTCTTCCAAATAAATATGAATATTAATATTTAAAACAGAATTATTTAATACTATGCCATTCATTTATTTTTTCTTTATAAGATAACTTATTGAATATGGTATTGTAAGTGGCATCATTATAAAAACAATAATGAAGTCAATTAATGTAAGATAAAAATAGTGCTTTTTGATTAAAAATAATGCAACATCTTTCAATATAGTTTGCTTATCCTTTCTCAAAGAAATTAAGAACAAAGCTAATATATTCAAATCAGCCCAAATTATTAATATATTAAATAACAAATTAATCATTTTGTATTACCGTAATATTGATTAAAATATAATAATGATTGCCCTTCTATTGCTTCTTCTGTACTTACATTATTCATCTCCTTAAATTCACGCAAATATTTTTTATTAGCATTTAGGTATTGTCTACAAGCATCCAAAAATTCTTTTTTCGTAAATTTTCCTTCTACTTTGTTTGCGAAACTATGTATATATATAAAGAATCTTTTATCACCATTAAAATATCTATTATTTACAATTAACTGGCAAATTTTCATTAAAGTAGGATTACTTACCTTCCCTTTAATATCATTTACATTATCTGCTTGATAGTGCATACGAATCCACCTTGCATTTTGCCAAACTCTCGGTTCTACTGGTCTTAATGACTGATAAGAAATTAATACATCTACTGCTCTGTGTCTTAAATTAACGATACCACCTACAATCTCCTCCATGTGTGTCATAGATAAAATATAGGTGTTTATATCCTCAATAACAAGCATACCATTTCGGTACTCTTTTAGCAAATATTCAAGGATTACTTTTTTATCTTTAATTGATACATCTTTAGCATCTATTCTTCGGCACTCAGTTGTTGGGCTTCTGCTCCATTCTGCAACATCTTTAACTGATATTCTTTTGGGGTCAAAATTTTCAATATCGTTTTTTTGAAATTGCTCTTTGGTGTATTCTCCATTAGTATCTATAATTAAACACTTTCTTCCTCTTACTTTATTATATATTTTATCCTTGACATAATCACGAATAACATACATATTTTGATAAGTCTTTCCTACACCTTGAATGCCTGTGCAGACCATCATTCCTGCCTCTCTTTGGGCTTTACTTTTTACTTTTGTATCCATAAATTTATTCTGTAGTTGGTATTGGACTATTAATTATTGTTTCTTGTTCTTGTGCAATTTCCATTGGTTGTTCTTCAATTTTATCTTCATTTTCAAAAACACTAACTGGCTCTTCTTGTTTAATTGGTTCTTTTTCGTATTTACTCAAAACATCTTCTATATTTTGCTTTTTAGCACTATTATCACCAATACTTGTTGCACCAGTTTCTTTCATCAATCTTAATTGATTCAATACTCCTTTACTTTGTGCTTTTAAAGTCATTAATGCTATTGCTTGTCCACCAAAAATTTTAAGTGCAATTAACATTAGTTCTTGCATTGGAGTTGGTGCTATTCCTTTTTCCATCATAACCTCTGCTAAAGCATCTGAAAGGTCATCTTTTTCTTCTTGGTCAATTTTAGCAAGTTGTTCTGCCTGAATACATAATCCACCAAAAAATTCTTTTACGGTAATTTGTTGCCCTTCATCTAAAGTTAGCATTAAATCTAAATCCATTTCACCATTTAATTCATACTCTGCTAATTTTGATGCGTTAATATCCTTATTGGCAAACCATACAAATCCTTTCTCGGATAACATACAAACTGCTTCTACTATATATTTTGCAAACTTTTTTGTATTTCTCTTTTTCTTCGCACCTGTCATGTCATCAAAATTCGGATTCAAAGGTTCTTGATGTGGTTTTTCCTTTTTTTCTTTTCTTTCCGTACTTGATGTTGATTTAGTGCCTTTATCAGAATTGTCATCACCAGTTGGTATGTCAAAAGCATCTTTAAAAGTATGTGGTTCGTCAAATGAAGTATTTCCTGTAGATTTTGAATCACTATCATCAGCGAAACCTTTATCCGTTACATAATCACGAACAGTTGGTTCTTCTCTATTAAATGGGTCAATAAACTGTCTGTTTTCATCTATATCTACTTCTACTTCTTCAAAAGTGTCATTTTTATTTACTTCTGATTTATTAGAATAATCGTTTTTCGTTTCTTCAAAATCAATATCTTCTACACAATATTTTGAATGTAATCTTTTTAATTCTTCATAGTTATTTGCAGGTTCAATTTCATTTACTAAGTTAGGGTTTTCTGATATTTTTTTATTCAAATCCGCAACTAACTTTGTTTCTTTATAGTTCTTTGCTCCTCTTTTGTTGTAAATCTTTTTGCTCATATTTTTTATTTTTGATTTTGATTGATAAAATAAATCAGTTTTTCTTGTAGTGATTCGTATGCTAATACAAATGGTTTATCTGAATTAGTCAATTTTGCTTTTTTTAATCGGGTTACACCAAACTGTACAGAAGATGATGAATTTAAAAATATATTTTTTGAAATATGCCTTATTGATAATCCTAAATCAAAGTGCATTAAACAGTAGGATATTTGTTTTGCTTGTTTAAAATTTTTACCAGCACCTCTTTTTAAACCTGTTGTAGTTATTCCAAAGCGATTTGTTACGATTTCAAAAATGTAATTTATTTCAAGATTTTTGTCGTTTTTCTTATTTATTAAACTGATTAAGAAATGATTAAACTCTTTAAGTGTATAGTGTTGAAGCCCTCTATGAAGGTTGTATAAAAGTCTATCTATTTCATCTTTTTGCCTTACTATTTGCATTTGTGCATGTTACATTAAATTATGTACAAAAATACACATTTAAAGTGTGCAATAATCATTAATATTAATTTTTTAAAAAAATAATTTTAATTTTGTAAAAAAAAATATGGAAGATTTTAAGAGTAATAACGATAAGCAAAAGCATTTTAGCATTGTAAAAGGCACTATAAATCAGTTAAATGATTCAGATAACTTTTGCTCTATAACACTTCATTGTGGACATGAAAATCCACGACCAGTTAATTTGATTACTAACAAGCCAAAGTTTGATTTAATCAAAAATAAATTCAATATTGGTGATAAGGTTCAGGTAAAATATTACCTACGTTCACAATTTAAAAATAGTCGTTGGTTTACTTCAGCCAACATTCTTTTTGTTGATGATGATAAGAATATAGAAAATTAAAAAGGACATACTATTTTTTCTATTGTTTTAATTTTTAAATTATAAAATATTAAAATGTCGTTCATATAAGTGTAAATTATTAACAAAATGATAGTACCAACCAATTTTAATATTTAATTTTTGAGCAACAATTTCTTGAAGTTTACTAAAACAATATTGGTCATTACAAAATCCAAACCATAAATCATTACTTCTCATATTAACAGTCATACATAATTTATTTTCAATTATTTGAAAATGTATACTTAAAGTACATGGGGTATCAAATTTATAAGTATTTATTTCTTTACCATCATAAATAGATAAAACTGCTTGTCTTGTATTTTTATTATTATTTAATTTATCAATTATTTTTTGTAATTGATTTTCTCTTAACCATTGCCAACCATAATTAGACCTAACATTTCCTTTTTCATCCATGTGGTTTTTCCATATAACAGCTTTTTTTGATATTTCTTTAGCATTAGGATTACCTGATAAATACCATTCCCATTCATACTGTGCATAATCTTTTTTCCAATTTCTCCAAATAGTACTTATTTCATTATCTAAAGGGTTTTCAATATAAAATCCTTGATTAAAACAAGCTAATGTATTTTCTACTTTTATTCCATTTTCTTTTATATAATTATACATATAACAAAAAGCTTTATCTGCATTTTCAAATTTCATATATCTAAAAAATTTTGTAAGTTAATAATTATTGGATTAGATTTTTTATAATTTATTATATTTTTTTTAAAATTTTTATCACTTTCTTTTTTAATAACTATTCCATCTAAAATATCTCCAACTTTACAACATAAATCTTTATTTGGACCTTTATGCCAACGATATTCTATATTTTGAGAATCATATAAATAATAAGTAACTATTAAAGATTCTGAATGAGGACCTTTATATGGGTCTGATATTTTTTTACATTTTAATAACATAACTTTATTTTTCTTTTACAAAAGTTCCATTTTCCATTTTACCAATTCTATTTTTTATAACATTATAAGCTGAATTTATACAGTCTTCTATTTTAACTCCATTAAGTTCTGCTAAATTTGTTAATACCACTACACAATCACCAATAGCATCAATAAACTCTTCTTTATCGTTTTTTAAAATAGATTTTGATAATTCTCCACTTTCTTCTTGTAATTTAATAAATTGTGTTTTAATATCTCCTTTTTCATAGATACCTTTGTTTTTTGCCCAATCTCTGATGGATTGAAATTCATTTGTTAGTTTCATTTTTTTTTATTTTAAGTTATTATTATTTCCAATCTTTATATGAATTTATTTTATTTTTTTCAAAGTTTTCTGGAGCTTTTATATTTCCAGCAACATTCCAAAACCAAATATTTTTGTTTGTATTTTTTGGAATATATTTCCAAGCTTTTCCATCATAACAAGGAACAGTATTAAATTCAGGTAAATTATTTTTATGCTCTTCTTTTAAAAAAGGTAATGGTTCGGATATTATTTCTGTTCTACCAAGTTCTCCATTTTTCATATTTCTTGCAACACAAACTCCTTTCATTTTAGTATTTTCAAAACCTATTTGTAGTCCTCTTGTTAAAACACCTGTTGAAATTACAGACCATAATTCTTCTGGTTCATTATAATTTTTTAAAATATTTTCACAAATTTTTACAAATCCTGCTATAGTATAAGAATGATTTAATCCAAATGGTAAAAATTGATAATCATTTTGTTGAGCATATTTTTTTGCTATTTTATTTAGATTAGGCATAGCTGCAATTCTTTCAAATATAATATTTTTAGGTTTCATATTTATTATATAAGCTTGATTGTCTGATATTTCCTTACATGCAGGCATGAAAAAAATAACTTCTTTATTATAAAGTTTTGCAAGTTCCATAATTGCTACTCCAGCATGACCAACTCTTGGAACAACATATACTAAAGTATTTTTTTTAATTTGAGAAATTAAAAATTCTGCAGCTCTTGATTTTGTACCACCTTTTAAAATTAAATCTTCCCTAACTACTTTTATTCCTTCATGTTCTTTAATAATAATATCTGGCAATAATGATTTAAAATTTTTAGTTAATTTAAGATATGATTCTTTATCTGGATAAAGAATATTAATATCTTTATTTGTTCCATCTATAATATGATTATTATGTGACATTACTTTAAGTTTTTTGAAAATTCATTATATTTATTATACCCATATAATTTTTTTAAAATAGAATTATTTTTCATAATTATTCCATTATTTTTTTGAATATGGTGTTTAGATTGGTATTCTTGAAAATATCTAACAATATCACAATTTCTTGAATCTTCACAATCAATAGGAGTTAATGCATATCTATTTGACTGAAATTGTAAAACATCATTTATATATTCAAATTCACTAATATTTTTTTTAATTTTTGGAAATATTGCTTTAATACATTTTGTTGCATTTGTTCCTGCATAAACTAATCCATGTTTATTTACATAATTTGGAAAATATTCAGCTAAATCAGCAGCAAATGCTGTTAAAACAAAATTTTGCTTTTTAAATCCATTATTATTTAACCATTTATTTCCTTCATCAGTTATTTCATAAATATCTTTTTTATTTTTAATGCAAAAAATATAAAGATGATTAACTAATTTTATAGAATATTCAAGTATAAATTTTTTTAAGTGATTATTAGATATTTCTTTAAATGTAAATTGAGGTAGTAAATATCCTTTATTGTCAGTAAATGCTTTAGATGTATTTTTTAAATCTTCTAACCACTCAATATGTGTAAATTTATTTTCTAAAATACAGTTTACAATCCAAAAATTTCCAAATCCATGAGTACCTATAAAATAATTAAATAATGTATTGTTTACTTTTGGCTTATAATTTATTCCAGAACCACAAAGTCTAAATAAGTAAAATAACATAAACCAGTCAAATTCATTATTAATTAAATGATTATTAAAATGTATACCATTGCCTTTAACATCTTTATCTTTTTTCCAAACTGCTTCTGTAAATGAACAAAATGCAGCATATTTTCTTTGACCCATATCGTATATTGGAACATTATAAATTAAATCATCATTTATATGTTCTTCTATAGAGCCTACAAATGGATTTTTTTCTATTATATGCTTTTCCATAATCATACTTCTATAATGATATTCATCAACTGATTGAAGTAATTCATCTTTTATTTCAAAAGAATTTGACATTAAAATAAATTTAATTGTTTTTTCATATTTCTTAAATAATAAATAGGTTTTATATGTACAGACTGTTTAGGTTCCATAATATCAAATAATAAATTATTATTTTCATCTAAAAAATGATGTGGCCATTCTAACATTGGAATACCAGAATTATATATAATTTGATTTGCTATTAATCTTAATTCTTTTCTTAATTCTATACTACCAAAAAAGTTTTTTCCTTTAAATTGCCCTGATTTTGGTATTTTTCTTGATTCATTTTCTATTGCAAGTAACTGTGTTATAGTAGAGTTATATTTACAAGCATATTCACAATATCTATTAAATAAATCTTTTGTTGCCTCAACTGGATTTTTTTGTCTTGCTAAATGAAATCTTAAATCTATATTTCCAAAATAAAATATGATATGTTTATATTGAGATAAATCCATATTTAATTTTAAAAAACCATGTAATGTTTTTCCATCATTTCTTAATATAGTATAATTATCATTTGGCCAAACTGATATTGAGTGAGAATCACCTATTACTAAATTATCTCTATTTGGTAATTTAATTATTGGAATATCTATTTCATTATTATATAAATTTATTTTTCTTTTTATAGAAAATTCATTTAATTGAAAACCATCTAATGAATATTTTAAACCAATATAATTTTTTAACTTTTCAGCTCTAATAAGTATTTCTTGATTCATTCCACCTATTATGTTATATGAACCTTGTTTAAAATTTGTACCATGATAAATAATAATTTTATTATATTCATTCCAATTATCCTTTTGTGTAAGTATATCAGCATTAAATAATTTAGATACAATATCTACCATTCCAGCAGAATGAGAATTTTCTGATATTGCTGGATTATTCAATATTCCTACAATTCCTGTTTTCATTTTAATTTATTTTTATTATTTATATAATTATTTAAAGCTCCAATATATGCAACTGCATCAAGAAGATTATCTTCTTTATGATTAAATGATTCTCTTGATAATTTTAAAGCAATCATAGCTTTAAACATAATAATAGCATCATGTTTTTTTCCTGTCATAAGTGATAATATTTCAGCAGCTTTTTCCATTCCTTCATCAAAATTACCATACATACGTTCTTTTTCTTCTGAACGTTCATTTACAATTTTATTTGCTTCTTCTAAAATATTCATGTTTTATATAATTTAATTTTTAATTATTATATTTTAGGTTGTTTTTTAAATTCATTTAAGGAATCTATTGGAATAAAAATCTGCAATTCAAAACCTCCTTTATTTAGGAAATTTAAAAACTTGCCATTGTCCAATATAAATTTTTTAGGAATAAGCCACTCTTCAATATCATCCATAAGCCTTATCTTATCAAATAACTTTGCATCAGCTATTAATTTATGGTTAAAACCATAAGCGTTAAATTTTCTGAATAAATGCTTTGTTCTATTGCGTTTGACTTCTAAAATCTTTCTTTCAAGATTTATCACTCCTATGCTTCGGCTCTTAGATTCTTTAATAAGTTTAAGCCTTACTTTTACTCTTTTACCGTTATTGAAAACAGTCAGATTGTTTCCATAATCATCTGAAATTACACGAATTTCTTCTGGTTTTTGTTTGTTTATATCATTCATAAAATTAGCGTTTATGGTACAATATTACAACTAATCTTTGAATAAAAAAAAATATTTTATAAATTATTTATTACTGATTGATTATCAGTAGCTTATTTTATAAGTAAAAAAATAGAAAGTTCATTTTAATCTGTTTTTTACATTTTGTAAATACTTAATTAAATACTTTCTTATATACTATTATCTTTCTTGAGTTTTGCTAATTGAAGTTCCTTTATTTCTTTATCTAAAGTATCAAGTTCCACCTGTATTTTTGAGTGTTTTCGCTTATCAAAATACAGAAATAATGCTGTCAGACCTCCAATTATTGTAACAATACCAACAAGTGTTTGTATTTGCATTGTTTTTTTTTGGTCTATTGTCATTTTCCTTCTTTTTCTTTTTGTTCTTGTCGAGGCTTAATAACAAATTTATATACAAGGAATCCTGCAACTGCAAGTCCTAATACAATCCATAAAGTGTTTCCACCTTTAGAGCCAGTTGAAGATGCTTCTCCACCACCAGTTTCAAATTTAGTAATCATAATTTATTAATTTTTGGTTAATTCAAATAATTCAGGTTCTTTCTCAAGCAAAGAGAATTTTGATGTTGTAACACCGTTTTCTTCTTCTTCATCGTAGTTATCAAAAATAATATCGAATGTTTTAGGTGCTACTGATTTTAATTCATCAATATTTACTGTAAGCCTTCCACCTTCATACATTTTTTCAAGTTCTTGCTCAACCATTAATCCATCAGGATTTTCTTGTGCTTGTTGATTTTTTTTAGCTTCTTCTTCAGCAGTATCAATCAATTCATCAGGGTTTTCATTTAAGTCATTATTCTTATCTGTATCATTAACTACATCAAGAATTTCATAATACACCCATTTGTCAAGGCTTTTTGTTCTTGATAGTGTTTTTGGGCTTAATTCTTCACCTCTTTTTTCAAGCATTTTTTGTGCTTTCAATACTTCTTGAATGGCATCAATTCCATTTTTAGCATCTTCAGGTAAATCATTTACTGTTAAACCATATTGCTTTAGTGCTTTTTCATACTGTAGTTCCATAACTTTTTGTTTTTTAAGTTTATATGCAAATTTAGTAATAATTTTAGATTATTATTAAAACATTATGCTTTTCTTTTGTGTTTCCATCCTCTTTTTGGCTTTGATAATCCTGCTTCTGAAAGTGCAATGGCTACTGCTTGTTTTTGGTCTTTAACTATTTTATCACTTGTGCCAATATGAAGTTCACCTTTTTTCCACTCTTTCATCACTTTAGCCACCTTTTTCTGCTTTGATGGTGTTACTTTTCCGCCTGTTTTCATTTTATCATTTATCAATTTCCATTTTTCACCATATTCAAATGCGTGTAATCTAAACTGGTCATCATTTGGTGCATCATCTAACTTCCATTTATAAGACATTGAACCATATCTTGTTTTAAGAACATTTGTAATTAAACCTGTTGGTTTACCATCGTATGTTAATATCACAATTTTGTCACCTCGTTTAATTTGAGGCGTGTTTCCGCCTGTTTTTAAAATTGGTTTCTTACCAATTGCTTCTTCGTAAGTCAGTTCTCGTTTACCATATTTCAATGCCCGTATTTTTTTGTCTATTGAATTTAATTTTCTACCATAACTATTTGCAATTGGTCCGCCTTCTGGTTCAGCCTCTTGTTCCATATCAATAAGTAGTTGTTTTCTTTCTTTTTCAAGCTTTTTTAGTTTATCTCCATTTAACTTACCACCCGTTTCCATTTTATTTTTTATAATTTCAAGTTCTTTATTATTTATAAGCATTTCAAATTTATCTTTTGGTAATTCTTGAATATATTTTCCATTTAATTCTCTGTAAAGAACTGAATCTGGTAAAATTTTATAAATAACCCATTTAGAATTTTTTGAATTAAATTTAATAACATCACCTAAATTATATGAACCAACTCCACCACCTTTCGCCATTTTACCTCTGAATCTGTTTAATTTAAAATATTCAAGTATTTTTTTTCTTAAAACTTCTTTATTCAAATTTTGAAAATTAGTTAAACCTAATTCTTCTGCCATATCAAACAATTGTTCTAAATTAGCTCCTTCAACAGCAACAGGACTAAATTGAACTCCACCGCCTGTTGCCATCATATAACTTCCATCACTATTAACTTCTTCTATAGCATCTTCAAATTTTTGAGACGTACTATATGCTAAATCTTCAAATCTTTCAAAATTCCTCCTATCCATTTTATATAAAACATCTCCGTTATCAAGATTTTCATAATCAATATGCTTTCTAAAGTTTTCATGTAATAACATATCCGCATCATCGTTATCAACTATAAAATAAACTAAATCATCTCCAACCCCACCGCCCTTAGCCATTTCTTCAATTAAATTATAAACTTTTACATAATTATCTCCAAATAAATAATTTACAGGACTTGTTTTAATTTTAAATGAATTTAATATGCTTCTTGCTTTATTCGCTTTTGATTTGTGTTGGTGAAAATTCAAATTGTCTTCTCTGTTCCAAGTATAATCATACTTTAATTCTATTCCTCTTTGTAATAAAATATCCTCAATATCTTTTCGAGTATATTTATCTTTTAAGTTACCACCTGTTGCCATGCTCGAAGCCATTGTACCATTTATAATAGGGTCATTTGATATTGAACTATCAGCCGTTCCTCCTGTTTTATATGTAATATTAAAAGGAAAACTTATCATTTGTTTTAATTTACCATCATTAGATTGATAAACTTCTAAATAATTTGTTTTATGATATTTTTGCTTTATTTTATTAACTGTTTCTTTGTCCACCCAATAATAACTTTCATAATCTGCGTCTTCATCAAAAGGAATTAAATTAACATAATAAATATTTTTATCATCAAATTCATTAACACTAATAGTATCTTCACCAACTTCACCTCCTTTTGCGTATATTTTTGATGACCAATCTTTTTTATCAAAATTTTCTATATTTAATATGGATTGAACTGATTTTGGAAATCTTATATTAACTCTTTCTTTATTAAATATGCCAATAGAAGGCGTAAATTCAGTATTCCAAAATTTACTACTTCGTAATTTATCTAAACAATTTTTTGTTATTTGCCCTAAATCATCATAAACGATATTCCAAATACCATTAACCCACTCTATGCTGAATTTTATTTTATTTGAAAAACTATGCAATTCTTTTAAAATATCAATAATGCTTATTTTTATATTACCACCAACCCCAACTCCAGTAGCCATTTTATACCTAATCATATCAGGATTAAATTTGTCAAAAGTTTTTCTCGCCCATTCAACAGCATCTTCGTAAGATTTAAAATATTTAATATCTTTTTTAAATCCTTTTTCTTTATTTAAAAATTCAATATAAACCTCTTCATTTATATTTCCGCCTGTTTTATAAAGTGTCTGCATATATTCTCTTGCGGGTTGATGTTTTGATGCAAGCATTTTTTGACTAGCATATTTCATCGCTATATCAACATCGTTATTAGCCCAATAAGCATCTCTTATAATCTTCTTTTCATCTGGTGAAAGTTTAATATTCCCGCCAGTTTCAAATTTATTTGTTTTAAGTTTCAACCCTTTTTTGATAATTTTTATTAATTCAGATTGAGCCTCTTCTTCTAATTTTCCAGTTTCCCAATTAACTTTAGGACTTTCTTCTGTTGTCATTATATTTGTATCAATATTTTCTTCACTTTTTTCATCAAACTTGCGTTCTATTAAAAATATTGAATCATTGTCATCAATACCAATAAAAATACCTTCATATAAACCGCCTTTGATAGTCCAAACAGGTATTCCACCCCAATCAGCCGAACCGCCATATTTATTTTCTGAGCCAAAATAATGACTAAGTAATTTTTTTAAATAAGTACGATATTCAGAGTATTGTTCTTCGTGGAAATCTGGAAATTCACTATCTGTATTTTTATTATCAATTTCTCCACCATTTTTGAATTTATCTTCATCTTCATAGTCATCTTCATAGTCATCTTCATAGTCATCTATTTTAACTACGTCTGATTTATGCATAGAATATAATCCATTTTCTCCATCAATACTAACTAAAACAAAACTACCTTTTATTTCTTCAACTTCTCCTTTTTGTCCATAAAATTCATTTCCATAAATAACTTTAATTCTATCTCCCTCTTCTAATTTTTCAACTCCTCCACCTTTATCAAATTTTTCTATAAATCTTTCCGGAACTTCATATTTTTCTCCATATACATCAACAATAAAATATTTTTGATTTCCAGAAGCAAAGAACACATCTTTAATATCAACAACTTTTAAATCTTTATTATATAAATTGCTTAAAGAAGACATGTAAGGAATATTTTTATCTATTCTTATTGTATCACTAACATCACCGCCTTTAGACATTTTTTCAACTTCATTAATAGATAAATAATCTATATTTCCTATTGTGTTTTTAACTTTTAAATATTTTTCATCTTTATCAATTTCTACAACTTTACCTTTGTATTTAATACCTGTAAATTTTCTTGTATAAGTAACATTATCACCTATTGTAATTTTATTTTTAATATTACCACCATTTTTCATTTCTTCTTTATTCCAATCTCCATATTTAAAATTAACTTCAGAAACAGTCATTTTTCCATAATCAGGTTCTTGGTCACTTTGAGCATCTTCTGGTTGCACAACTTCAGTTGT